TAATACCTTCTGGAATACATTGTTTCAGTACGTTCTTCGTGCGCTGCATAGGCTTAAAATATTCTTTACTCCTCGTATGAAGGGATGGCAGGTGATGGTTCTGGTTAGGTCTGCCCTGCATTCGCATGTGGAAGCCACTAAGGGTGAGGAAGGAAAGGCCAGAGTGTTTATGGCTAACTTCCTAAATACTCCTCTTTACCAGACAGAAGAGACAATGGAAACCGCTTTCCAAGACCCAGACGCAGAGGTTCTCTCTTCAATGATTGCACCTGAAGTGGTTACTCCAGCGTGGATGGAAAGAGAAGCTCCTCACGCAAGAGGTCTCAGCAAAATGTTTAAGGTGAATTGGGTTCCTCGTGAAGCCAAGAAAGGAGAGCAATTGACCTTCCCAGCATGGATGGCTGGACGCCGAGCGGGTAAAGGAAAGGAAAGGTTCTGGATTGGTCCGGGGCTTGAAGTTCATCGTGCACTCTTCAATTACTTCGCTGTTATAGAAGCGTGGGAGAGGGGCATAGTGGCCCGTGGTGGGACGATCTCTATACCCCCCAGCCAGACCCATGGAGCCTATAAAGATATCGTTAACGAGAAGCGTAAGCGCTTTAGAAGGGAGTTTATAGACCCCTTTACAAAATTCGCTGATAAGGCTGGTATAGACACCAATGATTTGCACTCTTACATGTATGCAAAACACGCTCCTTTTGCGAATAGAGTGCATCAATTTAAGGATCGACCCTCCTCTGGCATATGGTCAACAATTGCCGAGGCTACTAAAGATGGTGACAGGATACCATCTGCAGAAAGTTTGATTAATGAATTGAAATTGAGGCTAACTGAGAAGGTTAAGGTAGACGGAAAAGAAATGACCCAGTATGAGTCTCTTGAAATAGCGGCTCAGATGATATACAGGATGAGCGATCATAATCTAACCATAAAAAGAGATGCTGGTTTGATCACTCAGAATTACGTCAATTATATAATGGGACAGCCTTATATTTCGTACAGAACTAAAGACGGGAAAAAACCTACAAAAGTTCGCACTGAGCCAACCATACAATATCCAGAACCGCACCAAGAAAAGGCAAATCCTTTGCGCCAGCAATGGGCGGCTACCTATGTCCCGTTAAAGGGGAGTAACATTAATGATACGTGGACAATCTTGGGGGACAGGTTAAAGGGAAAGGGCGGCTTTGGAATTAAGGGTCCAGAGTTTATGAAGAGAGTGGGTCGCCAATCACCCGCTGAAAGTGTGTGGGCGTGGTCGATTCAGAACGTGATGGACTCCATAGATCGCGTTGAAAAGAATCAAGTTGATGTATCCTTTGCTAATATGATTTGGGAAAACCGTGATCTTCTCAATGACCAGATGATGGTGATTAGAGAAGATGAGCATATTTTCTACAAGCGTCGAGACCCCAATACTAAAAGACTATGGCTCGATCTTAACGAAAAGGCGCAGACTGATCCAAGGCATATTATCTCTTTTAAAATAGACGGCATCTCGTGGAACATTCTAGTCAAGGATAATAGAATTGGTAGAGCATTTAACAGAACCAATGTCATGGAGACTAACCAATTCTTGGATACCATGGCTTTTATCAATCGCTATTTTGCCCTTATCAATACCACTCTCTCACCAGAGTTTATTCTGACAAACTTCAGTCGTGACTACCAGACAGCACTTCATAATCTTTTACATGAGGTTTCTACAAGAAAGGGATTAAGTAAATCCAGCGCTAAAAAACTAGCCAAGAAGGTTACACGTAATGCATGGAAGGCAACTAGGGGTATGCACCGTTACATTACGAAAGACTTGTCTGATACTGAGTATTCTGCTGCCGCCAAAGAAATGTCTGAAGCAGGGGGGCGTATTGACTTTTATGGTTTTAAGAATGTCAAAGATGTACAGAATAGAGTTAACACCTATATAAAGGATATGAGTCGAGGAGGGTTTAAGAAGTATGCCAAGACAGCTATAGACTGGATGAGCGACATCAACGCATCGGTTGAGAATACAATGCGATTGGCAACATATGTAACCGTCAAAGAAGAGTTTATCAAGAATGGAATGACTGAATCTCAAGCCATCTCAGAAGCGGCAGATGTGTCCAGAAACCTGACGGTAAACTTTACGATGAAGGGTGAAAAGACGCCGCTCTTTAATTCCCTTTATCTGTTCTTTAATGCAGGAACCGCAGGTTCTTTCCGGGCAATGACATCCTATAGCAAATCGAGAAAGGTAAGGAATCTGGCCAAAGGTTTGTTTGCTATGGGCTTGGCTAATAGTTTTGCCTTGTACTTTCTGGCTGGGGATGATGAGGATGGGGAGAATAGGTATGCCAAGATTCCGATGGATCAGCGCCATAGAAACATGTACATCTATGTGCCGGGAGCGGATGGCTTTGCCAAGTTCCCTCTGGCCTACGGTTTTAACCTGCCCTATGTCCTAGCGGATACTGTGGTTGCAATGGGGATTGGCCAAATCAATCCTTGGGAGGCTATGGTTCATGTAGTTACCTCAACCATGCAGACATTCATGCCGATGGATGTTGCCAACAGCGACAGATTCTTTGTGCAGGTGCTAAAGACAGCGAGTCCAACAGCGCTCGATAGCGTAGTAGATTTAGCTGTGAATGAGAAGTGGTCTGGAAATCCAATCACTCCTGAGCCCTTTCCGGGTACAGCGGGTGATCCTCCTGCGTATAGGGCGTGGTCAAGCACGTCTGAACCATCCAAGTTTATATCAGACTGGATGAACAGGCTTACAGGGCCCAGAGGCCTCATGCCCGGAGGGGGAAGACCAAGACTCGGAACTAAATATGAGCGTGGTTTGGTGAGCGTGTCGCCTACAAAGTTAGATTATTTCTATGGTGTTGTTGGCGGCTCTTTAGGCAGGTTCTTTAGTAACAGTGGTAACATGATGGTAAATGTTTGGGCAAGAGGTAAGTTGATTCCCAAGCATAGAGAAGACTTGTCTGTGAAATGGAATGAAATTCCAATGATAAGAAGGTTCTGGACGGATGAATTTCTGTCAAACAAATGGAACACGAATGACAGGTTCAACGTCTATAGAGAGGAGATAGGGTACTCCGTTAATTTTGCGAGGGGTATCTTAAATGACTTTGGTTCGGATAGCGCAGAGTGGAAAGACTTTAAGAAGAGTCATCACTATGACATGGTGAAGATGGACCCCATTAGGAAAAGCATAACAGGTAGTATTACAAAACTCTATAAAGCAAGAGCGGCTGTGAGGAAGAACAGGCTTCTCAGAAATGACATTAAAGAAGAAAAAATATTAGAAATTGAAAAGAAGATAGGTGAGCTCAAGAAAAGGTTTAATATTATTTTTGATGAGCGAATGGAGAGAGGAGTGCCTGAGTCCAGTCCAGTTCGCAGACTTCTAAAGGTGGCGGCCTAATGGAAAAAATATTAGAAATTGAAAAGAAGAAAAAACCAAAAAAGGTTTTAAGGTTTGAGAATAAAAAAACGCGCCACCCTAAACTGGTGACAGTAGAGTGGCGTGATATATTAGGGACAGCCGGATGGGAAAAGCCTTCAGAGGTAAACCCCCCTACCTTTTGGACGACAGGTTACCTGATCCATAAATGCGATCAGATCATTAAGGTAGCCCACACTAAAGATGAGGGGGGCGAATGGTCAGGAATCACAGCCTTCCCAAGCGGATGTGTTAAACATATTAAGAATAATCCCTCATGATCTTTCTGAGGGTAATGGTTCTCACGCCATCGTAGTAACCATCCCCGTCCAACTCTTCTAGGATAACGAGCCCTCTCCACCACTGGTGTTCTGTATCAGCGCACCATGTTTCTGAATATTCCGGATGCGAAAAGCATCCAGCGGCCAACCCAAATATTTTCTGTCCATCGGGGCGCGTATGCTCCGCATGATTATACAGATGTGAATGACCTTGAACGGCGGAGCAGTGAAGTTTAGTAACCAGTGTATGCCCAATGTGGATACTAGAAATAGGTCGTCCTGAGACCCCAGTAGTAAAGTAATGAGAGAAGGTAATTCCTTCTATCGAGATACACTTTTTGAAGGGTACAACTTCCCACCCAAACCCTTCATACTGGAGATCTTCAATTCCTATCGTACCATCTAATTCTGCTTGAGAATTTATGGCTCTAGTAATTCTATCCTCATGATTACCTATACACATTACTAGGCGAGGCCTATACTGCTTCTTGCCGTTCCTTCTTTTTCGGGCGTTATGCAGATTCAACTCCTCAAACAGGAGTTCCTGCGCGTTTACAGAGGCGGCTACATCCTTTTTGTAGCGTCTACCCTCGAACCCCTTGGTTCCCCTATCATAAGAGGAGAGGGACGGCAGATCAGCTAAATCCCCTAAGCATACTACACACTCAGGTTGTTCTTCCATGAGCAACCGACCTGCCGCCCTAAACCTTTCGTTGTTGTAATCTGGATGTGCATGTGGATCAGGAATGATCATCAGTTTCACAATCTTCTACCTCCTCTATGTCAATACTTCCGCATTCATCACACATCGAAGGCTCTGCCTCATAGAATATGTGACCGCATTCGTTACATACCCACCTACCTTCAGTTGGAATCATAATAAGCCCTCCATTAATGTTCGCCGCATCCTTATAGTGTCAACTCTTTATGGAATGTGACTAGTTCTATTGGGCAAAAATAAAACTCACAGTCGTGTTCATAACGCGAATCAAACCTAGTATCGACTGTCCATTGCTTATAGTCACGACAAGAAACAACTGCATAATGCGTTTTATCTTTACTCCAGTAGCAGTACATTGTTGGTTTAGTCAAAGCATTATCATAGCTATCTTTAGCGCACACAATAAATTTATTTCCGAAAGGCCAGTCATCCCTACTTGTAAATTCTGCACTAAGATGTTTGACTTCAACTCTCTTTAATATAAATAAGTCTCCATCATCGGCATGTTTTTCCCAGTCACCCCTAGTCTCAGCCCGAGTAGTCGGATTGATAATAACTGGTGATCCTTGTGACACAGCAACCATTGCCGTTTTCCAGACAGCACCTGCACTTGAATCAAGATGATCCAAGAATTTTTTATGGGTACCGTCCGTCATAATATTTCACACTTGTCCCCGGAACATGCAAGTTCCTGACTTCCGATTGTGTTGTCTTCGTGTTCCTCGATTGCATCCCAGTCGATTCTTGAGACTTTTTTAAACGAGGAGAAGGTTTCTTTAGTAATCTCCTCATAAGGAGCGACCTCATACGAGTGGCTATCATCTGCCCTCGGTAGAAAACTGACACCGCTCAGTATGTCGAAGTTCGAGTAGCACCACGCACCAACCTCCATCCATTCGTCTTCACCTACATAGATTGTAACACTAGGCTTGTGTTCGCACCAGTGTAACGCAAACCTCTTCCAGATCTCAAGGTGCTCTATCGCAGTCACATCATTCCTAGTTCGTGACTTGGCGGGAGACCCCATAGGGAAAGAGAAAACTATAGCCTCTTTATTGTACGGGTCGTCCTCGTATGGAACCCCGGCATCAATGATGGCCTGATTCAATGGGTCTTTTTTGTCTTGCCTAATCCTTCTGATGTACCACTTCGAGTACGAAGGATGCAAGCCCGACCCACCTACGGCAGTGAGTTGGGAGACAGTACCTGACGGCTTGATGCAAGTGATGGCGGCAGATGGGTTGATGTCCAGTTGTTTAGCCCACTTCTCATTGGTCTTGATTGCTATGTCTCTCCACTTCTGCAACTGTTCGGGAGATGCATTCAGAACGATTGGGCAATCGAATACTCCAGTCATGCTCACACCGAGGAGTCTTTCCTCCTCTGCATTCTTCTTCCAGATGGGTCTAACGTATCTGAAATCAGTCAGCATGGATTGAATGGTTCCTAGGATAGTGGCGTATTCTACCTTCTTTTCCACATCTTCGTGTTTGTCAGAGGGTCTGAGGATGCATTCTGTGAGGTTGCACACACCAGATGACCGCAGAACGATCTCAGAACAGGGGTTACAGCCGAACTCATAGTCCTTTTCCCTCCTCTCTGGCATCAATTTCTTAGTGGCTTCTCGATTGAAGACACCCCTCTCACCACTGCGTGATTCATAAAGCGCAGTCCACTCCCTCATGTACACCCCCATGTCTGGCTTCTCTGTGTAACACACACTGTTGTTAGACAAAGCACGTTGGGGGTTTTCGACCCACCACTGCCCTGACTTGGCATGCCTCATGCGCTCATCAGTTAAATTACTTAAACTAATTTCTGCGGCTCTACGCACCCCCCCTACCACCACGCTCTCCCCGTTCCAGCACATCAGGTCGTGGCACTCAATACTCGTGAGGCGGCGGCTGGTCGCGGATTTAAAAGTGGCGATATAGTGGCTAAATAATCTTTCCAGTGGATCTGGGCCAGATGCCCTTCCACCAAAGGTCTTGAGTCTTGCCCCTGCAGGGCGAATCCTACTGTAATCTACCTTAGGTATCATCCCCTGATATAGGAGGCTAACCAATTCTCTGAGCGCCTTAGCCCATCCTATCTTGCTATCGCTCACGATGATGGTGGTATCGGATTCATGGAAGTCGTCTGCCACTTCGGGCAGTCGATTAATGAACTGGCGTTCCACGCTAAATCCTACTCCAGTACCGCAGAGTAAGACATATAGAGACTCATCAAAGGATCGGATATGGTCAACTGCTAGATAGGCACAATTGTACCCGGCCATGTTGTCTCTAGATAAGGCACCACTCCCTGTTTCCGGGTCTGCCGTCATTAAGGCTCGCATGGAAGGCATCACCTCCATATCCATTATGGCCTCACGGAGATAGGTGGGGAAGTTTCCGCTAATATCGCTCATGTAATCACAGTAACGGTTCACGGTTTCTTCCCATGTTTCCCTGCGTCCTTGAGAGTCCAGATACCTAGCGTACCGGCTCTTGTGGATTAACTTCTGATATTCTGAAATCATCCTTCTCTCCCAATCAATTTCTCTTTCTGGGCTACTACTATTCTGTGCTTTGCATGTTTCATGTTCTTAAATTTCTCTCTCAGCCCTTGCTCATTAGACCACGCGGCAAACTCATCTAGAGTCATAGCAGTGTGGTTCTGAAACCAATCCTCCCAAGATATAGCAGATTTAGGTGTTAATTCATACCGCATTGGCCATATGTGTCTAGCCAAGTGGTATATACGAAACACCTGTTCCTCATCTTCTTGCCAAGAAAGATTGGGGGGCCGAAGCCCCCCTCCCTCTCCCTTAGAATGGTAGCGAGTCATCCTCGCTTGTTGATGAAACTGAAGAACTGTTTTTCTTGGCTCCCATCTGCATGGAGTAGGCGACAATGCTTGTGGAGTTCTTCTCCACGCCCTCACGGTCAGTGTACTTACT